AATCTATAGTACCAGCGGCTTGGTCTGCGAAGACTCTTACTCCAGATGTGTTCACCGAGTATCTTCTGATAACTCCAGAACCATCATCATCGAAGAAATATGTATTTACTGTATCTCCGTCAACCTTGAAACCTGTTGTTGTTAAAATCCCACCAGAAGCCTTGTTATAACCGTCATTTGGATGATAAAAACCATTTCCAAAGTTTATGGTTAAACCTTCTGAGTAGTTTAACTTAATTGCTTTTCTTTTTCTTAATCTTACATTTGTTATATTTGATAATATAGAAACATTAGTATCATCTATCTCTTTAACTAGATTTGAATGTCTGAATATACTATCAAAGTTGTTTAATTTTGTATTATCAAAGTTTACTATTGCGTTTCTTACCAATGTCTCTACCTCTCCCTTTGATAATGTTGTTTCTTTATCGTTATATTTGAATACCGTTGTGATTAGAATCTTAACTATTTCTGCATCTATTATTTCTGGTCTAACAGTCAACATGTTAAGTTGATTTAGTTTCTTTGTCACTTCTACTTTTTCTTTCTCCGATAAGTAATCTGAGTTTTGTGGTTTAAGAGATATGAATACTTTACCATATTGTGGTGGGTCGTTGTCTTCACCACCCCATACTGCAACAGCGTCTGCGTTTGGATAGTATTCTTGAACCTTTGCTTTGTAGTCATTCAATGTGACTAATCTATTTTGAGATGTATAGAACTTTGTTGCCTTAAACTTGATTGATTCTATATCTTCTTTCTCTGCACCACCCGATGCATCTGAAAGTGTTGTGATAGTTGCCGTAGCAAATCCGTTAAGTGAATCAGCCATAGAGAATATTTTTGCGCCATCAGCATGAACATCATCTACAGTAATGTATGTTGCTTTAATTAAGTCACCATCTTTTAACCCCAACCCTAAGACATCATCACCAAAGTATATCTCGATAAATCCTTCTTCGTTCTCTTGTGCATAAAAGACTTTTGATGCACTTGTTATTGTTGATACATCTGTTGATAGTGCGTATTTGGACACTAAGCCATTTGAATTAACTTCTACTTCTAATTTTGCCCTATCAACTCTTGCGTTTGATAACACAAACTTAGCGTTTTTAATTTGACTATCGAATATAAAAGAATCTGTTATGTATTGTCCTTGAACTAAATCTACTGTAGGAAATGAGAAGGTTGTATTGTCTCTTGTGGGAACAACTGTTGATGAATTAACAAAGTTATAACTTACACCATCGTAGATAGTCTGAAAGTTATGACCTCTAGGCATTGTCATATCATTTGCAGTCGGAATAGTTTGGTCTGCATTTCTAATGTTAATCATCTTAACTTCTACCTGAGCAGATGTTGCTTTCTCTGATGCAGGAATAAACCCTAAATCTTTTGCACGAGATACTACATTCTTTCTTATCTGTGCTGAGTCTAAGAACAACTCTGAAGCGGCAATGTTTGTGTTCAGACCACTAATATGGCCTGCATATGCCAACATGTCTATTATGACATTTAGATTTGAACCTTCAAAGTCGTAGTCTTTAAACTTTTCTTGACCTTTAAGATATTGTTTGATATTATCAGAAATAGCATCGAAGTCTAAGTCTGTTGCGTTTATTTGTGAACTTTTTACTGTTGCCATTATCGTACCCTATTTACTGTAAAGTCTACGGAATCTCTTCCTAAACCATTTATGATATCATACTTGACCATGACATCTACATTGTTTCTATTGTTTTCTCCAATCGCAACTTGAACATTTCTTACTCTAGGTTCAAGCGCATACAAGGCTTCCTTTATGTCGCCTATAATTCTTCTTTTCGCTCCAATTCCTTGAAGCTCAAATAATTGGCCTCTAAGATTAGCACCAAAATTAGGTTTAAACGGTCTTTCATAATTATTTGTAAGTAGGATATTTCTCACTGACCTTTTTACTGCATCAGCATCTTTCTTTGTAGTCACATCTTTTGATACTGGATGTGCTGTGAACATGATATCAATATCTGTATATGATTCCTTAGTTGCGGAATTTATGGTGTTTGTTTTTCTGAAATCTCTTGTAGCCATATATCTATTTATACTCTTCTTGCATTAAAATTAAATCTTAATTATAGAAACACCAACTCCTATTGCCGGTGCTGAATCAAATGTTGCCGTATTACCTGAAATCGTCACTCCACTTCCGTCTTCAATTTCAACTCCATCTAAAAATGCGTGAACTGTTCCTGTTCCACTACTAACAGAAAATGATGTTAGTTCACCATCTCCTTGTTTGTATGAGACGCCTTCGTCACTACCTCTATCTTGAGTTGGTCGATTATCACTCTTAGTTGTTGACTTAACAGCAGTGATAACACCTGCAATTGCAGGTAGAGAAATATTAACTCCCATAGGCATACCAATTATCTTTAAGAAGTCACACCATGTTAAGAACATAAAGTCGAATATCGCTCCCAATCCTATTGCACTAATGAACTTCTTAATTACCTTTACCCATTCAAACATTATTTTCTTATGCCAATTCGATTTGAAATCTTTTAGTGTCATACAAATCTCAGCAATCTCTTCTTCCAATGATTCAGCAGTTGATTTAATTTCACCACCTATCATTTTCAGAATATCAAAACCAAAGATACTAATTCCTCCCAACGCATCTTTAACATCTGATAGAAATTTATCCTTTTCTTCTAATAGTTCTTTTTCTAGTTTCTTCTTCTCTTCAACTTTCTTATCTAATTCTTCTGATAATCTAATATGTTCATCCATCTCAATATCATCAGCAGCCATCTTTTCTTTAATTTCTTCTATCTCTTCTGCTAGTTTTTTAATTTCTCTTTTCTTACCGAGTTTTGTACTTTTCCATTTCTCTTTTATAGATTCAATCTGCGCCTTTATCAATGCACCTATGTCCAAAGACATAATATCAAGTAGTTGGCTAATAGGAAGACCTGGCAAACCCAACAAGTCCCAAATTTCTTTGAATATACTTATTAATTTTTCAAATGCTTTTAGATACCAGTTCTGTATCCACTCTTTGATTTCGGTTTTTATATATTTCCAAGTTAGTTTTGCTTTTGCATCTGGATCCACAACACCAAACTCACCATCAAATTGTCTAAACTCTTCTGGAATAAGCATAAAGAATTTATCAATCCATTCATCTCTCAATTTTTCTAAATCGATAACACTTTCTTTTAGTTTATCAATTTCTTTTTGTAATTCTTCTCTTTCCTCATCTGTTAAATCTTTATTCGATTGTTTCTCTTGTAAGTCAGCAAGTTGTTTCTTTATGTCCTTTATTTGAGTGACGAATTGTGAACCTCCAATCTGTGCTTGTATTTCTTTTTGATAAGAAGGAGAAGAAACTAATTTTATGATATCGATTTCTAGACCCAAAACATTAATAGTAGGTAAAGCCGGAACTAACTTACCAACAAGTTCTGCTATCTTTGTTGGAACATATGTATGGAACTCTTGTAATAATTCTGCAAAAGCGTCTCTCGCCTCTTTCTGCCAATTACGAGTTTGTTCTTTTGTCCAAAATGGGTCTAAAGCACTAGCAAGAGTATCTACAAATCCTGTAATATCTTCAATGACTTTATCAATTTCTTCTTTTAGTTCACCTAATATTACTTTTTCAATGTAATTTTCTTTCTCTTCAATTTGTTCATTTATAGCAGCTATTTCTTCAGCTGTTAAGTCTGGATTCTTTAATTGTTCAGTTAATTCAGCAATCTCCTTTTCCTTTTCCGCTTTCAACTCTAAGATTTTAGCATCAAGTTTACCAGGCAATTGAGCTATTTCAGCGAACATATTTGTTAAATCTGCTACTGTTGGTAAGGAAAATATATCCCCCTCAGGACAAGGGAGTTTATTTGGGATTTCTTCTTCTAAAGGCTTAACTTCGCTTGTTTCATTTGACATATTATTAGCCGCCTGAATTATTAATAACTTCCATAGCGCTTAACTTAATTATCTTAGCAGAACTGATATTGATATTATCACCTGCATCAATATCAAGTTTACCAGTGATATCAATCTTACCATCGCCGTAACCTTTGATGGTTACATTTCCATTAGATGTGATTGATGCATCACCCAAGACTTTAACATTGACCTTTCCGCCAATGTATACTTCATTATCTTTGCATATAACTGTATAGTTGTCATTAACTACTCTATGAATCTGATTACCTTCTGCATCTATCTCATAGAAAGTTCCTGTTCTATGTTCTACTGATATTCTTTCATTACCTCTAGTGTCATCTAATTCTACTATGTGACCAGACTCAGTATATAATGCCTTGTTATAAGGATACATAGGTGTTGCATTTGATTTTGCACCAGTGACTTCTTTATCTTTTCTAACAGCGGGCGAATAATCGGAGACGAGCGGGTTGCTGAAAGCAGGTTCAAGATAACTTATAGTAGTCTTCTTATCTTTAATGTATTCACTTAAATCTCTAGAACTATAATCTGCATCGCCTGTTGTAAATACATTTACATCTGTTGCATCTTTAACTATAGGATAGTATGGTAATTCTTTGTCTGCTTCTGTATATTCTTCTTTCTTTGAACCTGCGCCACCATATGTGATACCTGCATCTTTAAGTAATTGTGGTGATGAATCTAATGATGATGTAAGTTCATTTGGTCTTGAAGGCGCACTTGGTGGATTTAAACCATCATGTGTACCTGAATAATCTGCTTGTGTTTTTCTTCTTGGGTCGTTGAAGCCCTTATCTACACTTCTCTCTATAAGTTCATCTGTAATTGTTTCTTTGTAACCTTGTTGTGATATACCTTGTTGAACACCCAAGACAACAAAATCTTGCATGTCTTCATCTCTAAAGAAACCAAATACTGTTGTACCTTCTACTAAAGAATGTTGATTACCAAAACCACCAAGACCCGCTGTTGTCGCAGGCATAATAACATGCGACCAAGGTAAATCTGGTGTTGATATTTTACCTTTATCATCTGAATGATGAACATGAACACGAACTCTAACCCTACCAATCTTTAAAGGGTCGTTTCTATCTTCTACTATGCCATAACAGTATTGCATTATCCTCCGCCTCGTTCTATTTTTGGACCAACTGTATCTTTCTCTAAAGGTTTGTATGTGTTTATGTCTACACCATAACTTTCTTTCATAGCTTGCATAGTCATTGTTCCCGAACCTCCTAATGGACTAATTTGGTATGTAATTTTACCTATTAAATATCTTCCATCCATCATCTCATCACCAGGCATATCATCTGTTTTCTGTTCAGTTGTTGGTATATCTAATTTAACAACTGTCCCTACTGATATATCACTTCTAAATGGTATTGTAGCTATAACTTGACTTTGTTCAAATAAAGATAACAATGCGGCTCTTTCTAAATGAGCTGAATCTCTGTATTCTTGTCCCTTTTGTTGCGTAATTGATTTACCTTCTGTTGCATCGACCAACTTCGCTTCATCGGAGAATGAATTAGTCATATTGACTTTATAAAATCTGTTGGCATCATACGAAGCATCTGGTGCTAAATCAACAAACTCTTCACTGAAATCTGGACTTTCGTCTATCGACATTATCTCATCTGCTCTGTAAGTAATTTCCATATCTGATGTTCGTATTAGGGGGTGTTTAGATACATGACCATCATCATTTCCTCTTTCAAAAACTTTTGATATAGAATATACATTCTCTTCTATTAATTTTCTTATAGGATCGTAAGTTGATAATTTAGATGAATATGCACCACCCATTAAACCCTTCATTGTATTGAATCTTTGTGGAACTTCAACATTTAAAATCTGAGTATTTAATCCAGTGTCTTCTGCGTTAATATCTACATCTTCACTTGGTCCAGCGTTTCTAGGCATATGAGAGAATCTTAAAGGAAATTCTCTCGCTGTCATACTCTGAAAACTATCAAATCTAAATTCGCCATTCATTGTCTGATAAAAGAACATACTGTTCTTAAAGGTTTTGTTTCCTTGTAGTTCTGCGTTAGCGCAAACATAATCAATAAATCGATTTATATTCCAATTAGGTACAATGAACTGATTGTATTCTGGTTCTGATTCGTCCCATTTATCGTATGCAGTTTTGGGTAACTTATTAAACCCAGCATACTCTTGTAATACTTTTATTAACATACCTGAATATGTACCACGAAGAGTTTGACTTACTACTGTCTTCTGACAAGTAAAGAATTTAGGGTCTATAAAATGCATAACATAAGTCATTGCATTTTGAGAATTCTTTTGAACATCAGTCACCATATAAATTCTGAAAACTTTGTCCATAGAAAATTCTGGTGTAGAGTATTCTCCTTGTCCTTCTGCTTGTCTGATTTTGATTGTGAGTGATTCTTGACCAACTATTTTATAGTTCTTTAGAATATCAAGTCCATCAACAACGGTTATACGACCAGATAAAAAGGGTTTATCTATCGCTTCAAATATTGTGATGTTTGATGTTAATGCGGTGATATCAATAGATTCCTTTTCAGGATTAACTATTGTTAATGCATCAACAACAAGTTCACCTTGTTGGACATTAACTGTTGTCATGCTGTCATTACTTGTTCAAATCTTCTCACTACTTTAGCAATGATACTTGGTGAAATGATTTTAATTTTTCTCTTGGCCTCATTTTTTTCGTATTCATCATCATATAAACTTACTGATGTATAACCAGATGCCTCTTGATTTCTTCTTAAGTTTCCATTCTTATAATATGAAACACCATCTTTATGATTAACTACAGATGTTGGTGTGAATGATTTTGTTGAAACTTTACCTGTTATTAATTCGTTTGCAACGAAACTTCCGCCTTCAATTGCAATTCTGTTTTTTTCTGGCATAACTTCTATAACTCTTCCTTCTGATGATACACTTGTTACCTTTTCTCCAAGTAAGAATTTATTTGCGACATCACCAGTGTTTGATTTTCGTGCAACGATATCTGTTGAAGAACTTGCGATTGCATATTGTCCTGGATATTTTTTAGATATGTATCTCTCAAATGTTTGTTGGTCTTTATACCAATCATAATAATTTTCTATGTCATTGACTAAAAAGAATGTCCAATGTAAATCTGCATTACCGTATATCTTTGTTGCAGTGATATCTGGTCTATCGCCCTCTTCTATATTATATAAGTTATATTCAACAATAGAATTTACAGCCTCTTGTTCTATTTTAGATTTACGAAAGAAGTCTTTTATATAAACAATTTTACCATCTGAAAGTTGGTATTGTATTTCTGGAAAGTTAGTAAAATATTTAGCTGCCATGTTTATGTTCCTGGTGGTGGTTCATCTGAGTAATCTCCTCTTGATGCTCTATCTACGATAGACATGTTCTGTCCTGGATCTCCTGTTCCTTTGTTTTTTCCATCTAGTGTTAGTTCCGATGCTTTGATTGCCTCGTAATTTCCAAGAGTCATAGTCTTAATCTCTAAGAAGTTTAGTGTTAATTGAATATGAACTGGTTGTCCATCTGCAAAGGTTGAGAACTTCTGACCGCCTGTGTAGTCTACTTGTGCATTTGTGCATACAGCAGGTAAGAAACCATCTACTTTATCTCCTAGAGGACCTTCAAAAAAGATTTCAAATACATTTGGATAATTAAAATAACTTGCATTTACTTCAGCATTGAATTTTTCTCCATTATGAGCAGCGGCTTGACCTTTTTGCACATCATCTGCATGTGGCATAACCAATTTACCATCTTCATCTGTAATTGACATTACTTCTGAATACACATCTGGTAACATTGAAGACCTAAAGAAATAAATAATATTTCTTACATTCGTTGCTTCAGCAGCTGATTTGGGCCAAAAGTCAAATGTGAAATCCCACGACCTGAAAGGAATACCGTTGAGCATTTGTTCTTGCATTGGATTGATAGCACGACCTCTTTTTAAGTTTGATAATCCACCTGTCATTGTATTTAAGGTCTGTTGTATGAACTTAGTTGCAACCTTATTACTTTGTTCTTTAGTTGCCTCCCAAGCGTCAGATGCGCCGCCTCTATCCCACGCTTCTACAACTTCATTTAAAGCTCTCGCTACATTATTAACTCCATCTGCTTGATAAGATACAGTTGCTTGTGATATTACTGCATCCGGAACATAAAGTGCTACTTGTCTTCTTGTATATATGGGAGCTTTTGAACCGGAAGCTTCTGGTCTCTTTCTTCGTGGTCTACTTACAAATACAATGTAATTAGTTAATTTATCATATATTGGATATACTAAATCTTGGCCATCTACAGTTGGTGCATCTTTAACATAGTTCCCTGCTATTGCTTGAGAACCTATAGATTTTTCTAAACTACTCCTTCTAGCATTTAACAATTCTTCGGCCTTTGCTTTCTCTTCACCCAAAGCATCCATAGCAGTAGTGTAGTTTATTGCCTGTATTTTTGCCTGAATTCCCTTTAAACTGTTGATGGCCTGTTTGACCTTACTGAATTTGCCTAGGAGTTTGTCTATGTATGCCATATAAATAACCTTAATAGTTAATGTTTTTAATATAGTTATTTATGTCATACAGTGGAAGGTTCAAACCAAAGAACTATAAAAAATATAAAGGAGACCCTACAAAAATCTATTATCGCTCTCTTTGGGAGAGAAGATTTATGGTTTATTGTGATAATAACGCAAATATACTAGAATGGGGAAGTGAAGAAATCATAATACCTTATCGTTCACCTATAGATAAGAAAGTTCATAGATACTTTCCCGACTTTTATATTAAATACAAAGACAAAAACGCTAAAATTATTCGTGAAATCATAGAAGTTAAACCAAAAAAATATCTTTCACCCCCAAAAGAACCCAAAAGAAGAACTAAGAGATATATCACCGAAGTATCTAACTATATAACCAACCAAGCAAAATTCGAAGCCGCAGAAGCTTTCTGCAATGAAAGAAAACTAGGTTTTAGAATTTTAACAGAGGAACATTTAGTACCTAAAAAGTGAACGAACTCCCCAAACTTTATATCTTCGATTTAGATGGTGTTTTAATTGATTCTAAAAGAAACATGGAAGCATCTTGGAACAGATGTAAGATAGTACATAGTCTAGAACCAAGTTTTACAGACTATTTTGCACATGTTGGACTGCCATTCAACGATATTCTTACTTCAATCGGCATAGAAGAAGAACACAAAGAAATTTACGATACTTATGGTGGTGCATCTTTAGACAATCAAGATTTAATCACTATATATCCAGGCGCAGTTAAAACATTGCGTAAATTAAAAAAAGAAGGTAACAAGATTGCAATTGTTACCTCTAAACATGCAGATAGAACTCAGGTAATGATAAAGAATTTACCAAAATTTGAGTTTGTATGTTCGCCCAAACAAGGTCTAAGAGGCAAACCTGCACCAGACCAACTACTCTTTTGTATGGCTATGTGCAATGCTGACCCACAAGATACAGTCTATGTAGGAGATATGAATGTTGATTATTGGGCTGCTCAAAGGGCGAATATAAAATTCATACACGCAAATTATGGTTATGGAAATGTGACATGCGAACACTCAATAAGCCAGATAAAGGAACTAATCTCACTGTAGGTTTAATACCTGCACGATGGAGTTCGGTTCGATTCGAAGGTAAACCCCTAGCACTCATTAATGGTGTTCCCATGATACGAAGAGTTTATGACCGTGCATGTAGTTGTAAACATTTAGATACTGTTGTTATTCTTACAGACGACCAAAGAATCGCTAACTACTGTTCTAAAAACGAAATGAGATGTATAGTTATTGAAGATGATGTACGAAGTGGAACAGACCGATGTGCGAAAGCACTTGAGCTGCTAGATGGTAATATCTTCGTAAACATTCAAGGCGATGAACCACTTATCGATCCAGATGCAATTGATAGTCTTATATTGAGTCACAATAGAGATATAGGTGTATCAAATGCATATGTCGATGTCAACAACAGTAATAAACTACAAGATAAGAATGTGGTTAAAGTTATCACCGACTTGAACAGTAATGCAATATACTATTCTAGACTTGCAATACCATATCATCAAAAAGAAGAAACACCATTTAAACAACAATTGGGTTTGTATGTTTTCAATCGACAAATGTTAGAGATGTTTCCTGAATTGATTGTGGGTGAAAATGAGAAAGCAGAATCAGTAGAGATGTTAAGATACATTGAAAATGGTTATGCAGTTAGAATGGTTGAAGTTCAAGATGAAGGTCTTTCCGTAGATACAATCGAAGATTTAAAACGAGTGGAGAAATTTCTAAACAATGTTCACTGATGAGAAAAGTCCGTATGAAGAGTTTAAACACTTTCTTATATCCGAAGAACCCGAAACCCTAATTGAAGCAGAAGAATACTTTAATTGGATATGTGAAAACAAGTCTAAACCGTATCTTATTAATCTAGGTGATTGTGTCGAAAAGGGGTTAATCGGAGAAAACAATACTCGATATAATGACGGTAGATTGGTGGATTATGTCGTAACCTTACTCGAAGGTATAGATGGCCCAACCATCGATAAAAATACATTTTCCGAAGAAACTATGAAGGAAAAGCAGAATAAAGTCTATCATTGTTGCAAAATTATGTATTTAATCGACCAATATCGAACAGTTGGCCTCGATTCCACCATTCAAGGCGTCATTGAAGGCAAACATATGTTCATTCATCCAGGAATGTCAAGAATATACGCATTATGGTACTTAAAAACATTAAAAGATGATGTTGTTATGTGGGATACCAACGAAACATTCTCTGATAGAACACCATTAACATTTGAAGAGTGGAAAAACATCTTCATGAAAGTAAAAGACAAGACATTCTTTATTGCGAGTGTTAATGGTAAGATATTAGAGATGCATATGCAAGAAGATAGACCGACTATTGTTAATTCAACAGAAGATATCAAATCTATGTTTGATAATAAACTACCCGTTTTAATTGGAGTCGGAGCAGATGATATAATGCCCTATGTTAGAACAGAAGGTTCAACAGGTGTGGCAATTGAGACTAAAAATGGCTATACCCTAAAACTCGCCGACCTTTCCACAATTCTTGAACTTTATCCCAATTCGGTAGAAACTATAGAAAAAGAAAACTACAAAATCTATACTTTCTGACATAAATAATAGGCATGGAAAGTCTAATAAAGAGATTAGAACAAGAAACACCCGCTGAGTTAGAAGCAAGGTCATTAGAAAGTTTAAGATGGTTTCAACAAAGAGTTAGGACTATAAAAACAACTTCTGAAGCTTTTTACAGACAATCTAGTCTTAATAAGGCAAGAAGATATCTCGAAGGTAGAATGTATACATTCTTTTACGATGCAAAGACTAAAGAAAAGTTACCTTATTGGGATAGATTTCCTGTAGTATTAATACTAGATATGTATCAAGGCGGTTTTAGTGGTTTAAATCTTCATTATATTCCACCTAGATATCGTGTTAGATTACTCTATGAACTATACAAGTATATAAGATTAGACGATGATACTAGAGACGAGAATATGAAACCTCATATAAGAGTTAGATATGAAATGTTAAGAGGTATGAGTAAAATGAGGTTTTTTAAACCATGTTATAAGAGGTACTTAACACAACACATCGATGGTCGTGCATTAGAAATTACATCTGATTATTGGGATGTAATGGCAATGTTGCCGCTCGCCGATTGGCAAAAGAAACAAGTAAGAGAGGTTTATACAGAAAGTATAAGAAAAATAAATGGTAACTAAATATAGAGCAGAAATAGAGGCCACGGCGGCGAAAATAGAAGAACTAAACAAACAACTTGGTTCAAGTAGTTATAGAAGAAGAAAACAACGACAAGCTCGTAGACAAGCAAGACAAGAAGGTAGAAGGAATAGAAGAGCTGCAAGAACAGCTGCTGCTGAGGCTGCTAAAAGTGGATCCCATATGGGTAAAAATAAGACCGCTAGATTAAATATAGATAAATTAAGATATCAATTCGACCAAGGGGCGAGACCAAATAGATACACCGTAGACTTCTATTGTCCTAAGTTAGGGTTAAACTTAGAAGGTGTTAGATGTATAACTGCATCATTACCTGGTCGTCAATTAGAAACAGCAGACTGGTCTGAATATGGACCAACAAGAAAAATGCCATATATGTTAGGAATGGATGGACAAGAAGTATCATTTACATTCGTGTGCGATTCATCATTTGCAGATAGATTCATAATTGAAGCATGGCAAAGTGCAATATTTATGGGTCAATCAGGCGTAGCATCAGAACAAAAGAAACTTGGAGGCCTTATAGCAGAGAACGAGAAATTACAAGAGGCAGTCAGAAATGATCCTGACTTAAGAAGTAAAATGCCAGAACTTGCTGAACAGCACAAAAACCTATCATCAAAAATGGGCGATACTGGAGTAGGCAATTCAATTAATCCACAGTTCGAATACTACGATAACTATGTGGGTGAAATAGTTGTAAAACAAATTACAAGGTCTGATAAGAAGTCACTACAGTATAGAATACATGAGGCATATCCAATTTCATTTGCCCCTATGGAATTAAGTGCCGAAAATAGTGACCAATTGATGCGATTTGAGACTACATTCGCTTTTAGGACTTGGGAATCTGAATACTCAAATCCAAATCCTGTAAGTGGTATAAATAAAGGAAGAAGATGGTTAGATGTATGGGCTAGTGTCACCAACCTCCGAAAAGGTGGCAACAGTGCAAATAACAGTCTTCAAAGATTTAATGACCGTTTAGCAACACTAGGCGGTCTTTTTGGATAGATAAATTAGGAGAAACTATATTATGAGTTTACCAATACAAAAGGCTCCAACATATAAATGTGAGCTACCTGTATCAGGAATTGAAGTGAGTTATAGACCCTTTCTTGTAAAAGAACAGAATCATCTGTTAGTTGCAAGAGAAAGTGAAAATGCGACTGCGATTTTTGATGCAATTATGGCAATGATTAAATCAGTCACAGAAGGAAAGGTAGATGGTTCAAAACTACCTCTAGTTGATTTAGAATACTTATTTTTACAAATTAGAACTAAATCAGTTGGAGAAACTGCCAAAATTCCTTTAATGTGTAAGAAAGATGGTTGTGATGGACTAGGTTTTCAGGAGTTAGACTTAACAACAGTTGAAGTTGATACCTCAAACATACTAGACAATAAGATTGAACTTAATGAACATCTTATGGTTGAATTGTCACCACCAGGTTCTCAACTAATATACGAAGTAGAAGGACTAGATGAAGTCGAAATGATTAAACCAATTCTTCGAACTTGTATGGTTAGAATATATGATGAAGAAAACATCTACGAAATGGCAGAACATAGAGATTCAGAAATAGATGAATTTATAGAGAATCTTACTGTTAATCAATTCGAAAAGATTACTAAGTATTTTGATTCAATGCCTACTTTGAAAAGAGAGATGGAATACAAATGCGATAAATGTGGAGAAGTATCTAATAATGTAATTCAAGGTTTACAAAATTTTTTTTAGTAACCCTTTCGCATGATAGTTTGTTTAACTATTACCAAACAAACTTTCAAATGATGCAACACCACAAGTATTCACTTACAGAATTGGAGAACATGATTCCATGGGAAAGGGATATATACATTAACTTACTGATGCAATATCTTGAAGAAGAGAAAGAACGGCAGAAAGCAGCTGCCAACAGGAGAAGATAATGGCTAGAGATAGAGATAGAGATTACGATGATAGAGATGAAAGAAATGAAGTCGAAATTGACTTGGAAAAATATATGGCTCTCTTGGACAAGCTCGATGACCAAGAAGATGTAATCAAACAGTTAAAAGATGATGCAAGAAAATTAAAAGAAGGTGTTGAACCACCTAAAAGAAAATTCATCGACTTATTCTTAGACTCAAACGATTTAAACGAAAAGGCTATTATAGGATTTATCTCATTCTTCCTAATGATGTGTTTTGGTGTCACCGACTTACTTACAGCAGTAGTTTGGGACATAGACCTAAAAGTTTCCGAAACAATCTACACTTCATTTGTTGTAGTGACACTTGGTGCATTTGGAATATCAGAGGCTGGTAAAGCGTTCGGAGGAGATAAATAGTTAAATGGCAACTAATAATACAATAGAACTTACAAGGTTACCAAATCCTACTAAGCACGAAAAAGCCCAATTCGATACTCTCACAAGTTCATTAGGTCACCACAAAGAGATTGATAAGTATTCTCAAAATGTTGATATAAACACTTTTAGAACTTACTCTGAAAGCAAAGAAGGTATGGAAAAACTTCATAAACTTTTCAAAGACAATAATGTTTTCTCTGCAATTAGTGTTGAACAAGGTAAAAAATTAGAAAAGAATTTAGACCCTGAGAACGAGGACCAGAAAAGTTTTTGGGGCGGATTAAAGGAAGGCTTAGGATTTGCGTTTGAAGAAGTAGCGAAACCATTTAAGAAACTTAGAAATAACCTTGAAGAAACTGGAGATACAGTCTCCTGGTTTGCTAAAACTCCTATGGAAACTGCAATTGGAGGAAGCGAACAATTTGGTAGAGGTGTTAAAGAACTGGCAAATGGTATAGGTGCTATTGGCCCAGCTATGAACCTGTTTAAATTAGCTGTTCATAAAACAGTCGCTGGCGTGAATGTGCTCACAGGTGCTTTAAGAATGCTTGTCATTGCACCTCTTAAAACTTTATCAAAACTTATAGCTATACCCCTTTTAAAAGGTTTGGTTTTTCTCATTAAAAAAATTCCTATAGTAGGAGAGGCATTGGATGTAGCCATGGCTTGGGTTAAAGAAACATGGCAAAAAACAAAAGAGGCCTTCTCAAATATGTGGGGTTCAGTTAAAGGATTCTTTGGGTTTGGATCCAGTGAAACCGAAAGTGACGATGATGAAAAAGATGCTGTGGGTGGAGGAACCGGTCCTCTTGGAACTAAAGATGATCCTTTATTTGTTGTTAGCGTGAAGGAAGCAATAGAAAAACAATCCAAATCTATTCTTGGTCCTGATGGCAAAGCTTTATTATCAGATAAAAAAGAAGCAGACGAAGAAAGAAAACAAAGCGAAGTAGAATATCATAAAACAAGATTAAAGAATGCCGTAATAGAACATAAATTAAAACTGAAAAACCTGAAAAAACAAGCGATTGCTTCTCTGGCGGCATTGCTACCATGGCTTCTCGTTGGTGCTGGTTTAATGACGCTCTGGATGAAGTGGGATGATTGGGATCCATGGGCTGGGCTTACCACTGCAGCTCAGAAAACGATTAGTAAGATAACAGGCATATTCACTGGTTTGGGAAAAACTCTTGCGGAAAAAATGCCAAGACTATTTGGATGGTTGGCGCCAGAAGTTGCTGATGATGCGGCTAAAGCTGGAAGTGGTCTTGCTGACGATGCGGCTAAAGCTGGAAGTAAAACAACTAGTCTTGCTGACGATGCGGCTAAAGTTGCAACTTCAGCTGGTGACGATGTAGCTAGAGCTACAGGTACCAATCTTTTAAAGGCCGCTAAAGTGACTGCAACCAAAGCTTTAGGTCCAGCTGGAGCAGGAGCAGAAATCTATATGGATTGGACAGACCAAAATGAAAAATTTGAAAGAATCAAAATGGCATACGAATCAGGAGAAGAACTACCAATGCCCGATGGATCAGGTAATGTCACTATGAGAACAATAACTGATGAAGAATGGGAATTGATTCAAAGAGCTCATACTGCTAATAGAGCAGGTTCAGTTGGTAAAGGTACTGGTTCATTAGCAGCTGCTGCCACAGCTGCAACTGTATTATCACCATTGCTTGCTACAGGTCCACTTGGTTGGGCAGTTTATGGGCTTGGTGTTATCGGTTCTGCTGTAGCAGGCGGTATGGCAGGAGATTCAGTTGCTACAAATCTAGTTGAAGGTTCAGAAATTGATGATGCTCAAGGAATGATTGACAATTTATACAAAAACCTTCCACCAGTTGAACAAGGTGCTGACATGTCAAACTTGCAGACAGATGTTGATGATGCATCGGCATCTGCCCAAACACCAGGTGGTTCGAGCTCCAACACAGCTATGAATATTGATTCATCATCACATACAGATGTCCGCTATGAAAAGACTCCGGATATGATTGATAGAGGCCTTGAGTTTGCAACAGCAACTCCTTCTGGTAAACTTGGTTAACTCTTATACTTTCTCTTTCGAGGAATAACTTTCGTTTTATCTTTATGCACCTGAGTAGATGCATGTGAAGGTGTTTCTTTACGAGACTTTAGTTCACGCTTTGTAGTTCTTATTAATTTCATTAATACATCCAGCGTTGTCTAGGACGACTTTCTTTTTCTCGTTTGATGGCATCAAGCTTCTTCTTTCTTTTGAGTGCTTGATTCTTTTGATTCTTTACGACATTTGGTTTAGTGTAGTATTGTCTATCTCTACATTCTTGAACTATACCTTTTCTCTCACAGGCCTTTTTAAACCTACGAAGAAGCTGGTCGAAGTTTTCGACCCTTTTCGATTTTGGATGTCTTCTTGGCGAAACACTTGTCATAATTCATTTTCTTAAATGGTGTGAAGTCGCCCCAACGCTTACAGCAACCCGCTCTTCACCGATTATCCCGCTTGATTTTGCCGATAATCTTTCCCCTACTTCGATACCCCCATATCCACGGCCGAAGTCTGTAGTTGCAATCAAAGGACACATTATAAACACAACTACACCCTATAGAAATTAGCTTTCTGTAGCTAACTTCTTAAAGTAATCCATCGCATTATCTTCATCTGAATCACCTACCGATGTAGATTCCGCTGATGAGATTACAGGTTCTTCTGCTACTGTTTCAGTATTCACGCCAGACCATGGCACTTCTTCCATGTCTTCAGCAACTGATTCAGCAGTAGAGTTTGCAACGCCACCTGATAGTCCAAGAACTCTATCGAGTTTTGTTTTCAAGTCTTCATATGACTTGAACTGGTCAGGTGAAATTATATCCGTTAATGAATGAGTTGAATTATTTATATCATTCAACTGATTTTCATCATCAAAAAGTGGTGCTTGGGCATCGAATTCTGACTTGTCATAGTTCCAATAACCATCTACTTTTCTGATTTTGATTTTGAAGTTCGCACCTTCTTCTCTTAAGTCGAAAGGATTGATAGCACTCTCATCTTCAAATGCAGGAGAGATTGCCTCTTTTAGCATTTCAAAGATTTTTTTACCATAACGGTACATGAACACTTTACCTTCATTATCAGGATTTTTAGGGTCAGAAACAACATAGATGTTTGACACATAATGAAGTCTACGCTTCTGTTTACGAGCCAATTCTCTGTTTGCTTCTATTCCAGTGTTCCACAACGAGGTGTTGTAGTCACTTACAGGGTCTTTCTTACCAATGGTAGTCAAAGACTTTTCAATATACCATCCACCTGGACCTTGAAATCCATGGTCGAAGTAAGATACCCATGGCATCTCTTCGTCATTTGGTGTTGGTAAGAAACGAACTACTGCGTATCCGTTACCACTCTTATCGAGTTCTGGTTTCCAGTAGTTATCATCGTTGTAGGATTTTTTATCACCTTGAGCTGGTGATGCAGACTCCATGGCCTGTCTAAGCTTATCTAAAGATGTTGACATTGTATTCTCCTTGTATTAACAATTGTATTGCATCGTATCGCATCTTATTATAACTCGGATTCAAAGCACGCCGTGCCGAGAATCCACCTATCATCGATATTAAATCGAGATATAATTCCATTATACTCAATCTTATCGAATCCGTCAATGGGGTTTTTGAAAAATAACTCCACATCTGGATACTCCTTATTTATGTGTTCCAACAACGCAATAAATTGTGCTTGTTGCGGTCTTCCCACACCTGAGTTCTCTTCTGTATAGACTGTATTGTATGTATAACAATCATCTGGTCCATATATGTTTTGTAAATCTCCGAACTGTAATGAATCATATCCTAATAAACATATCTTATTATGTCCATGGTGGACAGCATATCCTAATGCATATATTCCAGCAAAGGTGTTCTTGAGGAGTTCATTTGTATATATAACTATGTTGTTGACATAGGAAAAAGAATATCCAATCATATAACTCCTCTGTCCTTCTCCCCTATAATTCTCTCCTTGGACTACAAATCTATCATCGTCTGGCAATCGATTCTCTACTACTTCTCCTGGCAATCCGTGTTTCATCATGTCCCACATCTCCATAGGAATCTCATTCCACTCGCCTACGCAGACTCTATGTTTCTTATACCATTGGTCTGTAATCATTTCATTCTGAGGTGCAACATCTTGAACAAACAATAAGTCTGGTGTGTAGTCACGATATATCATATTCATTCCCCACCAATTGTCTAATTCGTTTAAATCGACATTCTTTCTTGATGGTCCATTTCCGACTAGGTAGAGCATAGTTTTATTAGTTTCTGTTTGTAAGTATTCTTGTTATAAGATATAAATGATTTATACTTATTAATTTTGTTTATCGTTTCTGGATATATCAATGTTTCGGTAATCAGTGTGTTCCACTTCTTACTGTATTCTGTTATATCATCTAGAATACACATTGTTTCTAAAGATATCTTCTTACCTAAGAACTGTTTCAAGAGATAAGGGTGTTGTCCCTTATTGACTGTTAGTACCTCTTGTATAGTTTTCTTCTCTAATAGTTTTGTGACATCTTGTTCGAACTGATAAGTGAGTCGTTGGTTTCTTTTCTTCCATTCTAAGTATACTTTCTTAGATTCGTTATCAAGTAAATCTCCCACCCACTTATCCTTTAATGATAAGTTTGCAACATAGAAATTTAGTAGTTCACTCTTGTATAATCTTGAGAGTTTACCAAAGTGAAATCTGTCATTGCGTTTCAGGAAGGAGGGTAAGTCTGCTTTGACTTTACCGTTATACTTTATAAAGTCATATGACTCAGAATGAAAATGTAATTTTATTCCGAGATATAACTGATAACTATCAAATCCTTCCCGACTTGACATTACTTATCTACTATAATGTTCTTTGGTGCTACTTTTATTTTTGATACAGCAGTTCTATAAGCTTCTTGAACTTGTTCATTCGTTTCTGTGGTAAACACAAAGTTTTCGATGAGCATCCAGGTTGGGTCTTTAACACCGGTAACTGCTACACCTTGAGCAAAACCCATTCCGCCGCCTTCTGGCATCTGAACTATCATTCTTGGGTCTTGTAGTTTTATACAGTTATGTGCTTGTGGACTATCTGTATACACACCAATATATTCACCACTTACGGTGACTACTGTTATGATATCGCCTTCTTTCATAATCTATCCTTTATTTTGAGATAAAACTTTCTAATGAACCACGACTTGCTTTATCTCTATTGATAAGTTTAAGTCTTTCTGCTTCCGCAGTCAACTTCTCTTTCAATGGGACTGAAAGTAATCGTTTTGCACCTTCCGGTTCTACTCCGTTTTTTTCACACACCAAGAGTATTGCACTCATGATATCCGTCCTACTACCAACAAGTAATTTCTCCACTTGTTCTGTAAATTCTTTTCTACTAATCATTCTTAAATTTTCCTTCACGGAACCAAAGATTAAATGCGTATTTCTCTCCTATAATTACAGGTAATCCTGCGTGTTGAGACATATCATCTCTCTCATTCGTTTCCATGTTTACATTATACCACGAGACAACTGTTCCTGCTCTAGGGTGAACACTAAGTCCATGGTGACAAAATCCTGTTTCACCACCTTGAGGTACATCTCGTAAGTAACCTAAAACGGTCAATATTCTTTGACCTCCTGTTTTCACATAGTCTTTATTATATGATTCATCACTTTCATGGAAACTATCATGATGATAATCATATAATTGACCTTCTTCATAATGTACCACTTGAAAGGGTTCGGCATTTTCTAAAGGCATACGAACCATTTGTGAAATTCTGTTTGCGACATTCTCAATCAAAGGAGATGCATCGTGTTCTAACCATGTGTTTGAACCTGTTCTTCCTTTGTGTTTCTGTCCTTTACCATCTGAACTAATTACATCAGCTGGTTTTAAATTCTGCCATGTATGTGCGAGTATTTCTTCACACTCCTCTATAGATATAAAGTTGTGGACAACTGAGAAGGCTAACTTCTCATTGTTGTATACATTTATCATAAACCGTAGAGATTTCTATACTGTTCTCTCAATTGCATCAAGTCTTCTATATGGTCACTTGGTTTAGATATGAAGATTTGAAATGTATTCATACCTTCTACACCAACTATTGCAATTAAATCTTCTATAGGTTTACCAGTTAATTCTTCTACCATGATTGCATATGCAGTCATTTGAATATACCACTGTTTCGCCATATAGTCTTCTTTTGGTTTAGAGGAAGATTTAAAATCTATAATCGCTAACTTATTATCAAACAAACCAACGCAGTCAACTCGACCTGCCATCTGTAATTCATTTGAAAATAGTGGTGCTTCTAAAGATATTGGAATGATTTCATCGAGAACTGGTTGAACTGCTCTGAACATTCCTTCTTGAATAACATTTTGGAACTCTATAAACTCTTTTTCTTTTCTAAGATAGTCTTCAATATTTTGGTGAAAGATAGTGCCTCTCTTCGTGGCTTGTGAAGTGATTTTATTTGCCTCTTCTTCGCCTACTCGTTCTCTCCATAACTTGATATGTTTTCGACTATGTAAACCTGTCACGGTTGTGACACTAGGATATTTTATTGTCTTGGTTGAATCGGTGTAGTATCTCTGACCATTCTCTGAGATAGTATCTAATTGTAAATCTTCCAATTCATGTAATTCTAATAGAGTGGTTTTCAATTTTGTCATAGGTCCATGGTACTATGTTTTACTCTGAATGTCTACATGCTTTTTGATAGTCTTTACCGATTTTTCTCTTTTGATATCTTTCGAACCATGTTTTGCATGAAGTTCAGAGCCTGGGTGTGAATCACCAATCTTGTTTAGAACATCTTTAAACCCACCATCAAGTTTGACACGGTCACCATGACCACCTACGATACTAGGTGCAGTTATCTGTTGTTGAAGATGAGGACATTCTTCTTTAAATTCATCTAGGTCTTTATAACTCATAAAGTGTTCTTCCACTTCACCAGTTATAGTATTCAAAAACTCATATGTTGGCATTAATCTTCTATCACTTTTCTTTCTGGTAGATTATCTTCAACCATCTGTATAACATCGTCTTTAGAGTACCAAAGACTACTATACATTTGTTTACTACCATCAAATTTCCATTCAACATGATATCTTTTATAACCGAAAGGTCTATCTGAATAGATTTGAACATCTCCGTAGTTTGCTACTAATAATCTCATAGTATTATTTATGGTGTTTGTAAATCTTGTATTTCTTGTAAATACTTCTCTACATTCTTCCAAGAAAGATAACCAATAACATCTTGTGTTATAGGTGTATGATAAGTTATCTCTTCTTCTGCATCTAGAACTGCAAGTTCCCAAAGACCATCTTTACCACCATAACTATAATCGTGTTTGACTACACTCGCACCATAACCATTAGGGAATGAATACTTGTGTTGTAAACCACCAAGGAAATAATTTGTATTCTTTAGATGTTCTCTAAATTTATTTTTC